AAATTCCAAGGTAAAGGAGATGGTATTATTATAGATGGAACTGGAAATAGCTTAAAGGTTATGGAAAATGCAGTTCAAGAATTTAAAAATAAAGGTTACGATGTACAAATGGTGTTTGTTGAAACATCTCTTGAAACAGCATTGGAAAGAAATAGAACTAGAAAAGAACGTTCATTAAAAGACAAAATAGTAACAAGAACTCATGAATCGGTACAGAATAATAAAAAAGCGTTTCAGAAATTATTTGGTGATAATTTTGCAGAAGTTAAAACGGACAACCTCAAAATAGGGGATGCAATACCAACGTCGATAGTTAACAAGCTAGATAAGTTTACTAAAGGATATATTAAAGGTAGATTAGACGCTGGTGAATACGCTCATAAAGGAGCGGAATTAGAAGCTCAAGGAGCTACATTTGATTTTTCAGAATTTGATATTGTAAAAGAAGGTGAGAAAGGTCCATTATGGGGTAAAGCTATGGATAGAGCTAAAAAGTATGGTTTAAAAGATAATTATATATTAACAGCTAGACCACACGCTTCTAAAACAGCTATATATAGATTTTTAGATGCGCAAGGTTTGAATATACCTTTTGATAACATTATAACGTTAGAGAATTCTACTTCAGAATCTAAAGCTTTATGGATAGCTGAAAAAGTTGGGGAAGGGTATAATGATATATATTTTGCAGATGATGCTATGCAGAACGTTCAAGCTGTACAAAATATGCTTGATCAGTTTGATGTTAAAGGAAAGACACAACAAGCTAAAGTTAAATTTAGTAAATCTATGAATACTGAATTTAATAATATATTAGAAGATGTAACTGGTATCGAGTCTAAGAAAAGATTTTCTGCTATTAAAGCTAGAAAGAGAGGCGCTGATAAAGGTAAGTTTAGATTCTTTATTCCACCTTCTCACGAGGATTTTGTTGGATTATTATATAACTTTATGGGTAAAGGTAAAAAAGGTGACGCTCATAGAAATTTCTTTGAACAAGCTTTAGTAAGGCCATTAAATAGAGCTTATAGAGAATTAAATACAGCTAAACAAGCTATTGCTAACGATTATAAATCGTTAAATAAAGAGTTTGAAAACGTTAAAAAGAAACTTACAAAGAAAACTCCAGATGGTGATTTTACATATCAAGATGCTATAAGGGTTTATTTGTTTGATAAGCATGGGCATAAAGTTCCTGGATTAAATAAAACTGATCAACAGAAATTAGTTGATTTAGTCATGGAAGACTCTGAATTACAAACTTATGCTGAAACACTAAATATAATATCTAAGCAGGAAACTTATGTAAACCCTACCGAAAGTTGGGAAGCTGGTGATATAAGGACAGATTTAGATGATGCTACTGGTAGGGTTGGCAGAAAACAATTCTTTACAGAGTTTAACGAAAATGCTGAAATAATATTTTCTGAAGAAAATCTAAATAAAATAGAGGCTGCTTATGGAGAAGATATGGTAAGCGCTATTAAAGATATACTTTATAGAACTAAAACTGGTAGAAACAGACCTAGTGGGCAAAATAAACAAGTAAATCAATTTATGAATTGGTTAAACGGATCTGTTGCATCAACTATGTTCTTTAATATGAGGTCAGCTGTATTACAGCAAATGTCTATGGTTAATTTTATTAACTTCGCTGATAATAACGTATTCTCTGCAGCTAAAGCTTTTGCTAATCAACCTCAATATTGGAAAGATTGGGCAACTATATTTAACTCTGATTTTATGAAACAAAGACGTGGTGGAATAAAAACAGATGTTAATGGTGCTGAACTTGCTGCATCACTTAAAGGTGCTAAAAATACACCTAGAGCTTTATTAGCAAAATTATTACAATTAGGATTTCTACCAACACAAATTGGGGATAATATGGCAATTGCCACTGGTGGTTCTACTTTTTACAGAAATAGAATTAACACCTATTTAAAACAAGGGATGACTCAGAAAGAAGCTGAGTCAAAAGCTTGGGTAGATTTTCAAGTATTAGCAGAAGCCACACAACAATCAGCAAGACCTGACATGGTTTCGCAACAACAAGCGTCTCCACTTGGTAAAGTTATATTAGCATTCCAAAACGTAACATCTCAGTTTAATAGGTTAGGTAAGAAAGCATTTTTAGATATTAAAAATAGAAGGATAACACCTGGTAATACCACTCAATTCCAAAGTGATATATCTAATCTTTCTAGAATAGGTTATTATTTCGCAATACAAAACTTGATATTTTATTCTTTACAATCAGCTTTATTTTTAGCTTTATTTGAAGATGATGAAGATGATGAAAAATGGTTGAAAAAGAAAGAAAGAGTGATTAACGGTAGTATTGACTCGGTATTAAGAGGTACTGGTATTTGGGGAGCAGTTGTTGCCACTTTAAAAAACATGGCTATTAAACGGTTTGCACAAGAAGGTAAAAACTGGAATGCTGATCCGTATGCGGTAATGGCAGAAGCATTACAAGTTTCACCTCCACTTGGTATTAAAGCTAGAAAAATGGTTAACGCTGAAAAAACCCTTAACTATAACAAGAAGGTTATAGATGAAATGGAAACTTTTGATATTGATAATCCAATGTGGTCAGCGTATACTAGTCACATAGAGGGTCTTACAAATATTCCTCTTAACAGATTGTATAACAAAACACAAAACATAAGACAATCTTTAAATAATCAACATGAAGCTTATCAAAGAGCCCTTATGTTTGGAGGTTGGAGCCAATGGAATCTTGGTATTGAAAATGAAAGAATAGAAAAGATTAAAGAAACCTTAAAAAGAGAAAAGGAAAAACTAAAAAAGAAGAAGAAGAAGAAAAAGAAAACGAATCCAAAAACTAGAACTGTAAGAACAAGAAAAGTAAGAACACGGTAATGAAAAACCAATATAGAAGATGGTATGACTTTAAGTGTGGAGTAAATTATGTAATCTTTTAAGGTATAACAAAAATATAAAAAATGACGAAAGAATTAAATGAAGACAGCGGTTTTAAAGTAAGTATAAAAACCTTACTAGCAATCGGAGCTGCTATGGGCACCATTATTAGTATGTGGTTTATGTTAAAAGCGGATATTGCAATAGCAAAAGAATTACCAAAACCAGATGTAACAAGAATAGAATTTGACATGAAAGATGAATTAATACGTCAAACTATTATGAATACTCTAGAAGATGTTAAAGAAATTAAAGAAGATTTAAAACGTATGGAAGATAAAATAGATAAATTAAACTAACTAAACAAAAACTCTACGAATATGAATAGATTAACTAAAGAAATTAATAAATCAATTTGGAAGATATTTGGAGCTTACCTAATTGTAGTGTTTCTACTATTATTAATGTCTGGGAATGCTCTTGGGCAAACAAAGTTTTGTAAACAAGAAATTTGTGTTGTAGAATTTAATACTTATTGGAATAAAGATAATAATGTCTCTTGGTTAGACAGTTTAGCGAATTGTGGAGTAACAAGAGTACTCATAATGGATAAGCAGATGTTAGAAGATATGCAAAAGAAATATAAGATACAAAATGTACCAACAATAATAGTTTTCAACGGTATAGAAGTTAAAAGATTTCAAGCTTGTTTAAGATTCAAAATTGGGGCAACAAAAGAAGAAGTTCAAGAAGTTATCGATATAGCTTTAGAAAAATGAATAAACGTGTAATAATAAACTAGTGAATAAGACAATTATAAAAAATAAGATATGGCATTAATACCAACATTAACAATAAAAGACACAACTACGTTTAGTGATGAAATAAACTTCTCAGTAACAGATAGTTTAACAACAGGAGCTCCATCTCAAAGTTTAACAAAGGTAGCTGTTGCTGCTTCTGGTGGTTCTGCAACCACTTTAGTAGCCGCTGGATCTGCTAATCAATACGTGTTTATCAAACATACGGGGAAACAATCGGACGGAAGTACTGACACAACAAATCAATTAGCTATAGAGCTTGGGGGAAATACAGATTTACTTAGATTAAGTGCTAATGAATGGTGTTTTTTCACTTCAAAATCGGATGAAGCGGTAGAAGCTTTATCATCTAGTTCTCAAACGATAATAGTTGAATACGCTTATTGGACTCAAGCTTAAAAACAAAAACAATTAATAAATAAATAAATAAACAAAATTATGGCAACAACAACAGCGACGCTATCATTGACTAGCGCGGACATGACAAGTGATGCGTTAAACATAAATTGTTCAACTCAATTGTACAAAATAGGTACAACTATAGGTTTAGATGGAACAACAGGTTTAGCATCAAAAACAACAACATCAACCTCTATATACACTATATTCGGGGAAGCAGACTATTCAGATAATAAAGGGTTAAAATTTTTCGTAAGAAATACAGCATCGCCAAATGATTCTGACGAAGTGGCTTACACTCTTTTACTAACCCTTGGAAGTCAAGCGGTAGGATATTTAGGGCCTGGTGACTGGTTATTTATGCCTTGGGACGGAACAGATGACGTTAAATTAACACCTAGTACAGCTCAGTCTATGAAAGCTGAGTATATGTTAGTTTACGAAATATAGTAGTTACTATATAGTTATGATAAGCGAGCACATCTCCTATAAAGAGGGCGTGTATAGCACAACTGCAACACGTTTAGGAATTAGTAACACTCCTGATGATGAGCAATTAGCTAATATGGAATTGTTAGCTGAAAAAGTGTTTGAACCTCTTAGAAAGTTTGTTGGTGGACCTATAAAAATAAATAGTTTCTTTAGATCTGTAAAACTTAACAAAGCAATCGGTGGTAGTAGCAAATCCCAGCATTGTCATGGTCAAGCTGTTGATATAGACGACACATTCAGAGTTGTTGCCAACAGTAATATGTATAACTATATCAAAAATAACTTAGACTTTGATCAAATGATTTGGGAATTTGGAGATGATGATAATCCTGATTGGGTGCATGTTAGTTATGTGTCTGAAGATAATAATAGAAGGAGATGTTTAAAAGCTTATAAAAATAATGGTAAAACAGCGTATAGTGTAATATGAACGAGAAATTAATGTATTTTGCTACTGGAGATGGTGCGAATAGCTCAGGTGAAGCGTATGTCACCTTGGTAAGTAAATTTAGAGGAGCGCACCCTGTAAGTAGCACTACGTTAGATCTTGTATTCGATTCAACTTACGGAAACAGAGATGACGCTGATTATTTTGATTATGTGAGATTAACAATAGTATCAAACACTCATAAAGCTGTATTAGAATCTATAAATGGAATAATAATTACTAAAAAAGGAAATTTAGCGATTGTTTGCGATTCTGATAATTCTTCTTTTTGTAATTCTAATATCACTGATTGTTCTATATTTTTAAATCAAAGTACTGTTGATAGTTCTATTGTACCCGGTATTGGGAAACAAGTTATAGCGGTAGATCAAAATATTAGATTTGCTCATAGCGGTGACAACACTGTTATAGTAGAGCTTAATGATATTAAAGTACCTGCTAAAGCTATAATAACAAGAGTTGCAGCCGTAGTAAAAACGTTATCAAATTTAGCTACACACGAAGTTAACATACAAATGTCAGCTGCTTCTGGAACAGCAGTAGATACAATTATATCATCTGGAACCGAATTGTTAGGTGGAGGAGTTGCAAATACCGATAGCACGGATAGTGCTAGTGCGTCTGATATAAGTTTAGGAACATCTGCTAGTGATTTAAAAGATGTATTTGTATGTAATGATGTAGTTAGAAACGGAACATCAGATCAATATGTTTATGTGTGTAACGCAGGTACAGGTAATGGCACAACTAATTCTACAACTGGTACGTTAACTGTTATTATAGAATATTACGGGATAGATTAAAACGTAAATATAGGTAATAAAAAAAGGGATGATCTTTCGATCGTCCCTTTTCTTTTTAGTAGTGTTAGCTTACACTGACACCTTGTTTTTCCGAGCCTGAACTTCAACCCTAACTTCTTGAGCTAGTTTCTTAATGCTCTGCATAGCCTTCCTAATTCTCGTTCCAGCAGATTTGTTGTTATGTAATAAAAATTTTACAGATTCGTCAGCTGAAATAGTCAGCTCCTTCCCTATATTACTTATCAACATAACAACTTCATGTTTCATAAGTTCTTCAGATTCTTCTCTACTTATTTGATTTTGTGCCATAATTAAATTTAATTTAAAGTGTTAATAATTTACTCTTTAACAAAGAATGATGCTACTAGAACTAATACAATTAATCCTGTAAAACCACCCGCACCAAACTGGTTAACTAAAGTAGTAAGATTAGCGATAATATCCATTCCAAATACATCACCTCCTGTTAAAACGTACCACAAAATTGTTACTGGTAAGATGGCTATCATAACACCCATCAATCCACCAAAAAATCCTGTGATATAATTCATTGCTTTTTCCATTTTTTCTAATTTTTTTAATTAATACTCGGTTAAAACTTTAGGCCAACGCCCAACATTAAATTTGTAGTTTTTTCAGTTGCATTATATACAACTCTAGGATCAACATAAACACCTTTATGGAAAGTAAACATTCTACCTAATCCATAATTAACGTTTTCTGTATTTAACCCTGATGTTTCTAAATAAACAAAATATCCGTTCCAGAAATATCTAGCATGTAAGTCATACGCTACATCTGAAGCAGAGTCTGCTTGAGAAACATTTAACCCAACCATTAAGTTGTTAGTTAATCCATACCCCACAGTAGGAGCTATAGACCATTCAGTCCAAGCTTCATTAGCAATATTACCAGTACCTACATACCAATCGCCTTTTTCCTGTGCGTTTACTCCAAGTACAGTTAATGCACTTAAGAATAGTGTTAAAACAATTTTCTTCATAATTTTTGTTTTGGTTATAAGCTTGTTATTTCGCATGATCCACCGGCACAAGCTAATTCACCTGATAGATCAGTGTTGTCAGTTTCTTCAGTTACATGCTCAAGATTAATCTCGTGCAATTTAGAAACTAACTTTTCAAACTCCTCTTTAGTTACGTCTTCAAAAGGAGCTTGAGTGTAATTCCCACCATCAAATGGTAGAACTGATAGACCGTTGTAACAATCTCTGTTATCCCACATCCA